GCAAAGGTATGCCCATAATCGTTGGGCTACAAGAGCACAGTCACAAAAACGTTATAGTGTTAATCTAGATGAAATGATTGCCGAGCAATGGCAACAAACTTATGGATAGGAAATAGATGCTGTCAATAGAACAAATCTCAGCACGCGTTGAGAATTTACGCCAACGTGCTGCAGAGCGCGATTCGCGCCAACAAGATGTTCTTGCTGTCCGTAAGGGTCAGATTGCAACTGTATATCCAGATTTTTTTCCTGAAGGTGTAGATGCAAATGTCGTTGCAAATTTTATTGATATTGTTGCGCGAGACTTATCTGAAGTTATGGCGCCTTTGCCTTCGGTCAACTGTTCCGCTGCGAATCAAGCGAATGACCGTGCTCGTAGGTTTGCTGATACACGTACCCGTATTGCTACTAATTATTTTGCTCACTCGGACTTACAAGTCCAGATGTATACAGGAGCCGATGTATACATCACATTTGGTTTCGTTCCGTTCGTAATTGAACTAGACGAAGAAGCAGGGCTGCCGCGTATCCGCATAGAAAACCCAGTGGGCGCTTACCCAGAGTTTGACCGCTATGGGCGCTGCATTGCCTTTGCAAAACGCTACTATATGGCTATAGGCGAAGTTGCCTCACAGTTCCCTGAGTATGCAAATATCTTACTTGGTAAAGAAATGTACAAGTCTGATATGACGGCACAAATTGAGATTGTTCGTTATTACGATGAAAGTCAATCTGTGCTTTATGTCCCTGAGCGCAATAACCTATTACTATCCCACGCTAAGAATCCTCTTGGCAAGATGATGGTTGTTGTTGCTAGGAGACCATCTATTGATAGTGAGATGCGTGGTCAGTTTGATGACGTGCTCGGTATTCAGTTGCTTCGTAACAGGTTCGCATTACTTGCGATGGAAGCAGCAGAGAAGTCCGTGCAAGCACCAATTGTTTTACCATCGGATGTCAATGAACTTGAAATGGGTGGCGATGCTGTTATCCGCACCGCTAACCCTGCTGGTGTACGCCGTGTTGATTTAAATATTCCACCTGGAGCATTTACTGAGCAGGCTTTACTACAGCAAGAATTAAGATTAGGGACACGTTATCCAGAGGGAAGAACTGGAAACATTGATGCTAGCATCATCACAGGACAAGGTGTGCAGGCACTTATGGGAGGCTTTGACACACAGGTCAAGTCTGCTCAGGCTATTTTTGCTTCAGCGCTGCGAGATGTTATTTCTGTTTGCTTTGAGGTTGATGAGAAGTTTTTTGATTATGAGAAGACTATCCGTGGCGTAGATGCTGGTAGCCCATATCAAATCACTTACAAGCCAAGCAAAGATATTAAGAAAGATTACTCAGCCGATGTTCGTTATGGAATGTTGGCAGGACTTAACCCAGCACAGGGTCTTATCTTTATGTTGCAAGCCCTCGGTGGTGGTTTAATCTCTACCGACCTTGCTATGCGTGAATTACCATTTGGTATTAACGTAACACAGGAACAAGAAAAAATTGAGATAGAAAATATGCGTAAGTCATTAGTGCAATCATTGCAGGCTTATACACAGGCTATACCGCAGATGGCTGTCCAAGGCGCAGACCCATCTACAATCATTAAGAAAATTGCTGATGTAATTAAATCACGCCAGAAGGGTGTGCCAATTGAAGACGCTGTTGAAGAAGTCTTCGCTCCAGAATTACCTCCTGCTGGCGCATCACAGGTTGAGCAAATGTCCCCTGCTCCCGCTGCGCCAGTGGGAGGCGCTCCTCAACCACCTTCACTACAAACATTATTATCCAGTTTAACTGCTGGAGGAGAAGCCAACGCTAGCGCAAGAACTGCTATACGGAGGTAACTATGGCACCGCGGAAAAAAAAACCACAACGCACACGTAAACCGCGTACTGTAGCAAATGAAGAATATACAGAGTTAGAAATGTATTGCATCTGGCTTAATGAATACTACAAGTCTTTACTTAAGGCAGGATTTACTAGCGAGTTAGCGTTAAGTTTTGTAATGGAAAAATCTTCTTACCCAAGTTGGGTAGCGTATAAAGCACCTAGCGAAGAAGAATTAAAAAAATACTTAGATGAAGAGGATGAGGATTAGTGGCTATTAGAGAAGAAGTTTCAGGTATAGGTTCTATGTCTAAAAGAACAGACCTAAATGTTTCTAAGCAGCCAGCCCGTTATATTTCTGGAATGCCTTATGGTGAAGGTCAGGCTACTTACAATCAACAAACTGCTGCACCTATGGCGGTTAATCCTTTAGCAGAAGTTGCTTCAGATGTTACGCCTATTACTGCGTTTACCCAACGTGCTAGCGAGCCAATTACTGCTGGTATTGATATGGGCGCAGGGCCTGGGTCTGAAGCAATGGCTCCTATGCCTATTATGGCTACACCATCACTGGCAGATACATTTAATCAACTTATTAAATTTGACCCAAGCGGAGATGCGGAATTAGTTTATAGACGACTTGTCGATGAAGGATACTAATGGCACAAACCGTAAATTACATTGTAGCCAAAACAAGCCCTAACTTATATGCTGCAGCAAAACAGGCTAATCTTTCACAAACTCAAGTAAATCAAATTGAACAATTTAGTTTTACTGCAGATAAAAATAAAAAATTATTACGTAAACCATTAGAAGTTGCACGTAAAGAATTTTTTGGACTAGACAAAGAAGTTCAAGAAATGCTGCGTTTTCTTTATCCAAATGCTGAATATGCCCAAGAAGCACCTGACACTGGGGATAAAATATTAGGTTTTGTTAAAGGCGCTGCAAAAATAGCAGCCAGCCCACTTATTGGTCTTTATAAGGCTGCAGGCACTTATGGCAGATTAATTAACTTACCATACTTGATGGGTCGTCAGGCTTCTCAAGGCGAAGGATTTTTTAATAAACAAACACTTACTGATGCTTGGGATGGTCGTAGAGTATTTGACGAGGATGCTCTTTTTGAAGCAGAACGTCAGTTTGGCAAAGACAACATAGAAATTGCTAAAGGTTTGCTTATGGGAAAAAAACCTGGAGAGATTATTGAATCTCAGGGAGAACTTACAGAGCAATTTCTTAATTCTTTTTCTAAAGCATTTAACAATGAACCAGAATTTAATCAAGTTATGGATGCTGTTAAATATGCACAGGTATCACCTGGTAGAGATTTAGCCCGTGTACTTAATACGCCAACACCTAACAAGGCTGATTACATTAATAAAACAACAAAGAATGTTTCTGGCTTTGTTGATTTTATGTACCAGATTGTAATTGACCCACTAACGTGGGTAACTGGTGGAGCGGCAAAAATACCTGGTCTTGCTGCTAAAGTAAATATGGGCGACCAAATGATTAATAACGTAAAACAATTTGGAACTTTAGGTATTAAAAAATCTTTTGAAGAATCTCCAGGATTACGTAATCATTGGGATAATGAAATTGGACCTTTAGTTAAAAAATTAGCCGAAGCAGAAAATCCTGCCCAAGAAGCATTTGCTATGCGGGAAATAGGAACTAAATATGCTGGTCACGAAAATACTGAATGGTTACAATTATTAAAACGAAATAAAATTTATAATGCCGAAAGAGCCGTAAAATATTTTGGCAATGATACTGACGCTGCTATTAATTTACTAGCAGGTCGTGTAGAAGGCACTCAGTATTTCCGTAATGGTGTTGCTACTGCTCGCAACCAACGCCGTCTTGATTTTGGTATGGGTCGTTTTATTGATGGAATCTTTAATCCTGCTATGTCAGAACAAGATGTTCTTAAAAAAGGTGAAGATACTTGGACAAAATTAACTCGCCTTGGCGATGAGGGTACTAACTACGTTAGTCCAGAGGTAGCAGACCTACAAAAGTTTGTTAAAAAAATGACCTTTACCGAACGAATAGGTCAAAAATTTGCACGTAACCCACAAGGTCGTGCTATTAAAATCGGTGAAGATGCAATTAAGACTGCAGACAATTTTAGAGATACTGCACGTCAAGTATTGCCACGCGATTTAGCAGATTTTTTAACAGTAAAGTTTATTAATGCTGATGCTAATGACCAAGTTGCAGTATTGCGTAGTCTTTATTTTTCAATTATGCAACGCTTTGGATTAGACGGACATCCAAAAGGTAAAGAATTTATTGATGCAGAACTTGCTTCTCATTTTGGCTCTAAAGAAGGTTTGGCTTTAACTGAAAAACTGCAGGTGCCTAAGCACCTTCAGGCTGAAGTAGGCAAGACTGGTGTTAGAGTTACCGATGAAGGTATTATTTATGACTCTGCTGGAATTATTCATCCATTTCAAGAGGCTAAATCAATCGGCAATTTGAATTATGTGCAACTTGCACAACTATCTTACGAGGTTAATCATAAGAAGAACTTAATTATGGCTGTAGGAAAAGGCGCTAGCCAGTCTAAGTTTGCTACTGATATGGTAAACGCTTGGACAATTCTTACTTTGTTTCCACGATTGGGTATACGAAGTGCTATTGATGAAGGTTTTATTTATTTATTAACTGCTCCAGCCCGTGATGTTTTCAACGCAATTCTTCCTAGGTATGCAGCAAAGGGTCGTGATGCAGGCAAGATTGCAAGTATGGTTACGGGTTCTAACACTGGTGAAGGTTTCCGCGAAACTCTTAAGGGTGCCATAGGTTTTACTCCTACATCTAAAAAAATTGCATTAAGAGACAGATTGCTACTTAAGAAAAACATTGCTGCTAGAAATGACATTAGCGATGAACGTATTTCTCAAGCAGAGTTGTTAGCAGATACCACAGACCTCGCAATTCGTATGTATGGTATTAATCGTTTAAATGACCAAGATTTAGATTTCTTTAAAGATTTAATGGTTCATAGTCAACACTCACTTAGTGGTGCTGCTGGTTCTTTAGCAGCCCGTGCTAACGTAACTGGAGGTTTTGCGCCAGAGGTTGCGGAACAATTGGTTGACCTAAACAACTTTGAAAAGTTTTTAAAAGAATCAGATAAAGTTAGTGGTCTAAAAGGAACTTTAGTAGATACTCGTGACCTAGAACGCTCTAAAGAATTTGGTGGCAAAGGTGTACAAGCAGTTCACTTTGAAAACTTTACTAAACGTTTTTATGGTAATCGCCGCTTTGTCAGAGGCATTGATGAAGAAACAAATGCAAAAACTATTTATCAGTTTAACCCTGTTCAGGCTTTTTTTGAGAACAATGGTCTAAAAACAGCAGATGACTTTGCTAAAGCAAAGCAGATGCTGCTACAGGATGTAGGTGTCGTAGCCAATAAGAAAATTATGAGCGAGTTAGGCTCTGACCTTGCTGCTGTATCACCACGTTATACTTACGGAATTAAAGACAATAAAGCACTAAATGATTTTTTATCTATGTCTGCTAGAAGTTCTCAGTTAGAACAAAAAGGTTTTTCTAAAATTGATGTTGCTGCAGACCAGATTGACCGTATCTTGTTAGATATGTATTCAACCTTTCACGGCAATGCTAATAAATTTAACGATAATTTGTTACAAAGAGTTCGTTCTTCTTTTAATAGTTACGGCGCAGAGGAAGCCCAAAAGGGCATTGATATTAAAAACAAGTGGAACCTGGCAATTCAATCACTTGAGTTTGATGAGTTTGCAAAATTAACAGATGGTTTTTCACCTAGTGGCAGAATGTATACTATGCTAGATATTGAAGGCGTAGTAGACGTTGAATCAGCATTTGCTAAATTAGGTAATAATATGATGGAAATTATGGACCGCCAAGTAACAGGTCTGCTTCGTCAACCAGCCGTTATGACTTCTTATTTTCGTATTCGTAAAAATTATCTTCAATTACAAAAACAAGAAACAAAAGCCAACATAAGAGGACAGTTAGATAATCTTAAAGAGCGCGGAATTAATGCAGACTCAATTAAGTATCGTAAACCAGATGGTACTCCAGTTACTTGGCTAGATGATATTACTGCAGATGTAACGGATATTGTGGCTAAAAAATATTCTGAAATTGCTGTTCAACAGGCTGCAGATACTGTTTTAAAGTTTGCTGATAATCCAAATATCCGCACTAACTTTGCTTTGTCTATTAGAAACGTAGGTCGTTTCTATCGTGCAACTGAAGATTTTTGGCGCCGTGTGTACCGCTTAAAGGATGCTAGTCCAAGAGTTCTTTATCGTATGCGCCTTATGCACACAGGCATTGAGGCTAACGGCGAAGTATTTGATGACGCTAAAGGCGACCCATATTTAGTAATGCCTATGGATGATGCAATCTTTAAGGCAGTAGAAAATGTAACCAGAACTTTAACTGGTAATACAGCATTTCAACAACCATTATTTAATGACATTACATTAAAACTAAAATTATCTAACCCATCTTTTAGTCCTGATGCTGGTATGCCTACTTTGTCAGGACCAATTGCAGCCCTTGGTATTTTAGGTATGAAACAAATTCTTGGCGCTACTGGAACTACAGGTAAGAAAGCAGCCGAAGAACTAGATAACTATGCTCTTGGCACAATAGGCGAAGGTATGGATTTAGTCCGTGCATTGGTTCCTTCTTCGTTGCAACGTGTCTATGCAATCTTGCCAGTTAATGAAAAGAATCGTCAAGAAGCAACTGCTGCTATGCAGGCTATTGCCTTTAATGCAGCCCAAGGTAACATACCAAAGGCTACGGATACAGCAGAGCAGAAGTATGAGTACTTAAAAAATATTCGTTTATCAGCCCATAATCTAATGGTTATGCGTTCTGTGTTAGGACTTATATCTCCGATTACTCCTACAATTCAGGAGAGCAAGGGTGTTCCTGATTACCTTAAGAAGGTAGGCATCACTGGTCTACGCCCAGAGTTTTATGATTTGGTTAATGCTATTACTAAAAAATATGGTGGAGATATTCGTGACCCATATGATTTGGCGGTAGCGACTTTTATTGGCAAGAACCCAGGTAAATTGATTTACACAGTATCTCGTGATGAATCT